GACGGCCAGACTGCGCTGGAGCCGGCCGAGGACTTGTGGGCCGCCCGTGCTCGTCGTGAGAAAGCCGAGGCGGATCTCGCCGAGCTGAAACTCGCCGAGCAGCAGGGCCAGCTCGTGCGCGCCACCTACGTCCGATCGTCGCTCGCCAAGCGCTCGGCCGGCCTGCGGGAGTCGCTGCTGCAGATCCCGGCCCGCCTGGCCCCGGTGCTGGCGGTCGAGACCGATGCCGCCCGCGTGCACGACGTGCTGCAGGCCGAGCTGCACCAGGCACTGGCCCAGTTCGTGGAGGCATGATCAGTGGGCGCCCGTGACGTCACCCTTGACGCCGACGCCCTTGTCGCCGAGGTGCTTCGCCAGTACCTAGCGCCGCCGCCGCGCCTCACTGTCACCGAGTGGGCCGAGCGCCACCGCATGCTTAGCAGCAAGGACAGCGCCGAGCCCGGCCCGTATCGCGTCGCCCGCACGCCCTACGCGCGCGAGCCGATGGACTGCCTCTCCGCGCACTCAGCCGTGGAGGAGGTCGTGCTCATGTGGGGCGCGCAGACTTCCAAGACGACGATCATGTCCAACTGGATCGGCTACCTCGCCGACCTCAATCCCGGCGCCATCATGATCGTGCAGCCCACGATCGAGATGGCCAAGCGCTATAGCCGCCAGCGCCTGGCGCCCATGATCGAGGAGTCGCCGACCTTGAGACTCAAGGTCAAAGAGAACCGCAGCCGCGACGAGGCCAATACCACGATGCTCAAGGAGTTCCCTGGCGGTTTTTTGGCCATCGCCGGCGCCAACTCGGCGGCGGGCTTGCGCTCAATGCCCGTGCGCGACCTGGCCACCGACGAGGAAGACGGCTACCCGCTCGACGTGGACGGCGAGGGCGACCCAGTGCAACTCGCCAAGGCCCGCCAGACCACATTCAGCCGGCGCAAACACCTGCGCACCAGCACGCCCACGACCAAGGACTTTAGTCGCATCGAGCAGGCATACCTCGCATCCGACCGTTGCCGCTATCACGTCCCGTGCCCGCACTGCGGCGAGTACCAGGCGCTGGAGTGGGGCGCCACCAGCTCGCACGGCATCAAGTGGCGCAAGCACCCCGACGGCTCTCCCGACCTGGCCAGCGTGCACTACGTCTGCCGCGCGTGCGGCGGCGAGATCGGCGAGCACGCCAAGCCCGGCATGCTGGCCGGCGGCCGGTGGGTGGCCGACGCTCCCGGCGCGGCCAACGGGCGGGTGCGCGGCTTCCACCTCTCGAGCCTGTACTCGCCGCTCGGCTGGCTCTCGTGGCGCGAGATCGTCGCCGAGTGGCACCGCGCCCAGGTGGCCAGCAAACAGGGCGATCAGTCGCTGCTGCGGGTATTCGTGAACACGCGGCTCGCCGAGACCTTTGAGGATGCCGGCGACAAGACCAGCGAGCACGAGCTGCGCAAGCGCGCCGCCGACATCCCGCTGCGCATCGTCACCTGGGGCCACTACGTGATGACGGCGGGCGTCGACGTGCAGGGCGATCGGATCGAGGCCCGCCTGTGGGCCTGGGGCCGCGGAATGCGTGCGCAGCTGGTCGATCGCGCTATCCTGTGGGGCGATCCGGCCTTGCCCGAGTCAGAGCCTGGCAGCCCATGGGCGGCGCTGACCGATTACCTTCGCGCGCCGGTCCTGCACGCCAGCGGCCAGCCGGTGCAGCTCATGTGCACCATGATCGACTCCGGCGGCCACCACACCCAGGCCGTCTACGCCTATGCACGTGAGCACCAGCATGCGCACGTCTTTGCGGTAAAGGGTATGTCGCAGTCTGGCAAAGCCATCCTCGGCAAGCCGACCGAGCAAGACGTGTCCTGGCGCGGCGTCAAGCTCAAGCGCGGCGTCAAGCTCTGGCCGATCGGCACCGACAGCGCGAAGGCCGCCATCTACGGTGGACTGCGCCTGGCCGAACCCGGCCCCGGCTACATCACGCTCAGTAAGCGCTTGCCCGCCGAGGAGTTTGAGCAGCTCACCGCCGAGCGTCTGGTCACCCGTTACGTCAAGGGCCACCCGAAGCTTGAATGGGTCAAGCCAGTCGGCCGCCGCAACGAAGCACTTGATTGCGCCGTCTACGCCCGCGCCGCGGCGCACTGGGCGGGCATCGACCGGTGGCGCGAGGGCGACTGGCTCAAGTGGCAGCATAGCGTCGAGCCGGCGCCGGATTGTTTCAATGCACCGCCATATCCGTCGGACCCAGCGCCCGATGCTGCCCAGAAGTCGGCAAAGGAATTGGCTGCGCCGCCCGTTGCCTTGGTGCCCGTTCCAGCCCCATCGCCAGCAAAGCCGGCTTCCGGCAGATACGCATCCTTGGCCGAAACACTGCGCGCTCGACATGCGCGTACGCGGGATTGGTGACCATGGCGAAGCGAAAACATCTGGACATGCGGGCCGGCGCCGCGCCATCGTTGCCGGTGCCGCCAGTACAGCGGCATCCGCCCGCGCACACGGCTGCAGCTGCATCGACCGACGACGACCTGCTTGACGCGCTGTGCCAGTTCCTGACCGGGCAGTTGCCGCACGTCGCCCACGAGATTCGCGCCGCGGTGGACGCGCAGCGCCGCGTCTGGGGCGGCGCAAAGCATTGGGTTCGCAGCGTTGTACCAGAAGAACGCGAGCGTATGCGCCGCGATTTCCTGGCGGCCTTCAACGGCGCCAACAAACGCGAGCTGATGCGCCAGTACGGGATCAGCCGATCCACTGCGCAGCGCTGGATTGAGTTCTACTACCGGCAGCGCCGTGGGGGATCGGCTCACCCTGGGCCGTGACGTGAGACACCGCCACTGGTAGCCTGCCCGCATGGCTCTGTCACAGTCAGACCTAGATGCGCTCGACGCCGCCATTGCGAGCAGCGAGCTTGAGGTGCAGCTAGACGGGCGCCGTGTTCGCTACCGCAGCCTTGATGAACTGCTGAAGGCCCGCGCTCATGTCGCTCAGGTGTTGGCGGCTTCGGCGCAAGGCCCGGCCAGCACCAGGCGCCGCTACCGCTTCGCCTTCACGACCTACCGGGGCGGCTGATGGCCAACATCTTTGACCGCATCGTGGGCTGGGTGGACCCTGGCGCCGGCCTGCGCCGGGTGTGGCAGCGCCGCCAGCTCGAGCGCGCCTATGAGGCCGCCAGCCCGCGCGACCCATGGCGCCCTCGGCGTATCAACGCCAGTGCGAACGCCGACCATATGGCCGACGCCGCGGTTTTGCGTGGCAAGGCACGTACGCTTGTTCAGAACGTGCCCTATATCCGGGCCGGCATGGACGCGCTGGTGGCCTACACCGTCGGCACTGGTATCGTCAGCCGCTCCATCGGCTCGCAGGCCGAGCGATTCAATCGTGCTTGGAACGAGTGGGTGGGGCAGTGCGACGCTGACGGCCGGCTTGACTGGTACGGCATGCAGGCCGCTGCCTACCGGGCTATGGAGCAAGACGGCGAGGTGCTCATCCGCCTGCGCCCGCGCCGCCCGACCGATGGCCTCGCCATCCCGCTGCAGCTCCAACTACTCGAAATCGACTGGCTTGATACCAGCAAGACCGGCACGATCAACAACAACGAGATCGTCAACGGCATCGAGTACGACGCGCTCGGTCGGACCGTGGCCTATTGGCTGTGGGACCGCCATCCCGGCGATGTCACGCTGCCGCGCGGCGCCCGCCGCGAAAGCCGGCGCGTGACGGCCGACAGCGTGATCCATCTCTACAACCCAGAGCGCCCCGGGCAGGGACGAGGATTCACGCGGCTGGCCAGCGTCATCGGCCGCGTGCGCGATCTGCAGCTGCTCGAGGACGCCGAGCTGGCCCGCAAGAATCTGGAGACGCGCCTCAGCGTGCTCGCCAGCGGCGACGCATCCCAACTCGCCGATCCACTGCCCGGCGCCGGCAGCCCGACGCCAGAGACTGCGCGGCAAACAGGCGAGCTAGGCGAATTGGCGAGCGGCGGAATCACCGAGCTTCCTCCCGGCATGTCGGTCACCGTCATCGAACCCAAGGCCGCGCCGGGTCATGTCGAGGCGGTCAAGCATCATCTGCACATCATCGCGGCTGGCATGGGCGTCACCTATGAGATGCTGACTTGCGACCTGTCAGGCGCAAACTTCTCGTCGATGCGCTCCGGGCGCATGGACTTCAAACGCCGCGTCGAGGCCGTGCAATGGCATTGCCTGATTCCGCGCCTGGTGCAACGCGTCTTTGCCGCAGCCGTCGACGCCGCTTTCTTGGCTGGCGTGGTCACCGAGGCAGACTACCGTGCCGACCATAGCTGCCCGAAGTGGGACTACGTGAATCCCGAGCAGGACGTGCGCGCCGACATGGCTGAGATCAGCATGGGCCTATCCACCTGGTCTGAGAAGTTGCGCCAGCGTGGGTACAACCCCGAACTGGTCATGGCCGAACTGCGGTCCGATGTGGAAGCACTGCGATCCGCCGGCGTTCTTGACGTGCTCATGGCGCTTCAGGGCCGCACGTCGCCTGATGCGTCCGATCCTGCGCCGTCAGATGCGGCACCAGAAAATCCGGCTCGCCAGGACGATAAGCCAGCGGGTACTGCAGAGCAGTCATTGAACGGCGTGCGGCAAGCCATGGAGATGCTCGCTCGCGCCGTGAAAGAGCAGTCCGCGCCGGTGCGACTCATCCCGATCCGTGATCCACAGACCCACCTGGTGCGTGAGTACGTGCGTGCGCCAGCTACTGCCGACCGGAGCAACTCATGAAACTCAACGCCTTCCGCAACGACATCCTGCGCCTGATCTTCAACGGCACTGCCATTGCCAACCTCGCCGACAACGCAGGCACGTCGCCCCTGACGAACCTTCAGGTCGCGCTGCATACCGGGTTTCCCGGACTGGCCGGCGATCAGACGAACAACGAGGTCAGCTACACCGGCTACGCCCGGGTGGCTGTCGCGCGCACGACGGGCGGTTGGACGGTGACTGGCAATTCCGTAAGCCCGGTGTCGACCATCGGCTTTCCGCAGTGCACGGCCACGGCCAACGTCTTGGCCACGCACTTCTCTGTCGGTGCGGCGGCGTCGGGCGCCTCCAAAGTGTTCCGGTGCGGCGTGCTCGGCTCGCGTCTGGGGCCGTTCTCGGCTGTCGTGTCGGGCAACGCCTTCACGATCCCCGGTCTGTCTGGCCTCGCCGTCAACGACCGCATCGTCTTTCACGCGGTGGACGGCTCGACGCTTCCGGGCGGTGTGACCGAGGGCACGAGCTATTTCGTCATCACTGTCTCTGGCGACGTGATCACGGTATCGACCACGCAGGGTGGCAGCTCGATCACTTTGTCGTCCGCTGGCGACGGTATTGCGTACCGCTCTACGCCGATCACGATCAACCAAGGCACGACCCCGCAACTGACCACGGCCACGGCGATCATCGAGGAGTGAGCCGGTGCCGCACATCACCGAGGCCCGTGTACTCGAATCCTCGACGAGCACCGGCACGGGGAACTTCACCCTGTCCGGCGCTCTGACCGGGTTCAGGACGTTCGCCTCGGTCTGCGCGACCAACGACACCTGCATCTACTACATCGAGGCCGTCGACGGCAGCGGCAACGCCACCGGCGCCTTCGAAGTCGGTCTTGGCACCTACTCGGCGGCCAACACGCTGACGCGCACGACCGTGCTGCGGTCGAGCAACGCGAACGCGGCGGTCAACTTCGCGGCCGGCGACAAGCGCGTCGGCATCACGATGATCGACCGCTCGCCGCTGGTGGTCACGCCTAGCGCAAACCAGAACGACTACAACGGCGGGTCGCTCGCGTCTCTGATCCTGTGCAACTCGTTGCGCGTGAACGGCAGCGCGACGCTGAAGCTGACCGGCCTGGCCGCCACGTACGACGGCCACGAGATCGTGGTCGCCAACTCCAGCACCGACTACCTGCTGTGGCTGGAGAACCAGAACACGGCATCGGCGGCGGCCAATCGCTTCGACCTGCCCAACGGTTTCCCGTTCTTCCTGATGCCGGGCGACCGCATCACGCTGCGGTACTCCACCCTCAGCAACCGGTGGCAGGCCATCAGCGCCACGGCCAACCTCTCGCAGATGGGCCTGACGCTGTTCAGCGACTGCATCGGTGGCACTGGCACGGCCAACCTCGCCCACGCGGGCGGCGGGGTCACCGTGTTCGTGAGCGGCACCTCCGCCGCAGCCGCGGCCAGCACTTACCTCGCCAACACGACTGAGCGCCCGCTCGGCATCATCCAGGTCACCAGTGGCACCACGTCGACCGGCCGCGCGGGTATTGGCGACAACGGCACCGACCAGATCATCCCGACGCTCGGCCCTGCGCTGTCCGTCGCGCGCCTCGCGGTGCAGACGACCGTGGACGGCACCGACACTTTCCAGGTCATCAGCGGCTTCCTGGACAGCCTCGCGGCCGGCGCGACGACCGATGGCGTGGCGTGGAACTACCGATGGAACGGGTCTGCGGCCGAGTGGTCGCAGGCGCGATTCGCGGCGACGACGGCCACGCGCACCACCACCGGCAGCCCGACGCCCGACAACAACTACATCTGGCTCGTGGTCTTCGTGAACCCGGGGTGGACGCGGGCGGACTTCATCTACAGCACGGACTCGGTGGACTTCACCGTCGCGTCGAGTCCGACCAGCGGCTTTCCGTCGAGCACGCAGCGCACGAGCTGGTGCCCGGCGCAGATCATCAAGTCGGCCGGCACGAACGGGCGAGCGGTTGCGATCGATCTCGCGGGCTACCGCGTCGACTACGTCAGGGGCTGACGCCCGGAGGAAACAATGGCACTCGCCTACAGCTCGCGCTCGACGCTCACGATCACGCTGGCGAGCCTGGGGACGTCCGCCGACTGGACGGCCGGCCGCGAGTCCAACGAGGTCGACAATTCCTCGACCCTTTACGAGGACGTGCTGCTGCAGGGCTTCGTGACGGTGGGCACCACGCCCACGATCAACACGGCGATCATCGTCTACGCCTGGGGCTCTGACCAGGCCGCATCGACGGCAAACCTCGACGCGATCGATGGCGTGGACAGCGCCGAAACGTTCACCAGCACCGCCATCCGAGACGGCCTGCTGCGGCAAGTGGCGCGGC